TTAATTTTTTCTTGATCCAACTTGAATAGAAATTTCTTTTTTAGGCTGTTTAGGCGTCGTTTGATTTAGGAAATCTTTAATTGAACTCGCTTGAAATATGCGGAAATTTGAACTGGAGACTTCATATTTTCTATCAGTAAGGATTAAAATTGAGGGGAATATTTTTTTGTTGGATGGCTGCCATGATTCTTCTTGCCACTTCATACTGTAAAAATACATTTCATACCGTTTTATTTTCTCTTGCATAACAGATTTACTATATATTGATTTTTGTACTTCTATAAAGAAAGGAGCTTTTCGCCAAATCGTAAATATGTCAGGTTCCATATATTCTTTTCCATACTTCGGTTCTACTTTAAAAATCTTAGGTTTCTCATTTTGGATCAATTGTTTATACGCATCTACTATGCCTAAGAAATGTGGTATTTTTTGACTTGTTTTTCTAATTGCGCTTGGTTGTGGAAAATACACATATGGCTGGAATGTAGTATTCACTTCCACATGTCCATCTCTACGTAATCTTTTTAATACCGTATTGCATGATGTTATTGGGTTTTTCAAATGGCTGAAGTGTAATTCCACAATGTCGTCCCGTGACATACAACGAAATTTAGTCAAATTCTTCAAAATAGCCATATCTCTATTCCTCATCATCTAACACCCCAAATAAAGGCTCCTCTTTCACTTCAGTACTTACTTCTATTTCTTTTGTCATTCTGAAAGGAGCCACTAATTTCTTTGCTTTTTCTAACTTTAACTCTGGAGCTTGCACTTTCTTTAGTCCTTTTAATTTGAAAATCATTTGCCCGGATTGCTCTAACAGTTCTGAACCTGGTGTACCTATAATTCCTGCATTTAACGATGAATCACACTGGAACCCCATTCTGACTGTCATATTCACTTTTAATTTCCCATCGATAACGGTTGCATCCGGCCGCTGCATCGATAACATTAAAAATACGCCTAATGATCGCCCGACAGCTGATATCTTTCTAATAATTTTCATACTATCGTTTTCATCTTCCAACATCGCAACCTCATCAATGCAAATTAAAATATACGGTAATTTTTCCTCTGTAGTCACTTTGTTGTATTCGTTAACGTGGTCTACTTCATATTTCTCCATACACTTACGTCTTTTGATAATTTCCATCCACAATTGGTTTAACATTACCTCCATTTCTACTTCTTCCATGCAAACTTTTTTAACGTGTTGCACTCTTCTTAAAAAGTGAAATTCTGAGTTCTTCAAATCACCTAAATACAGCTGTAATGATTCTGGTGGCAAATGTTGAATCAATGTAGATAAAATAACGCGTACCATACTACTTTTACCACTTCCTGTTTCTCCCGCTATTAATAAGTGTGGGCTATTCGAATCCGTCATATCATATACAATCCACTTTCCAAATTGGTCCTTTCCTACCACTACAGGGATGCTATGTCCTTTTAGATGTGGTAACCAATCTGAATAGTTATACAAGTACGGTTGTAAGCTATTATGTTTGAACGAGTGCAATACAAAGCGTTTTATATCTCCTTCAATCGCCAGTTCCCTCCCTAAGATTTGCTGAAAGCAAAACCATTTCTTCTCAATCGTTTGCGGATCTACCCCGTTTGGTAAAGTAAATGTATATCGGACAGAATCTTTTGTTTCTAGAACATGATGGATTTTCGGGAAAACAGGTAATTTACCTCCTCTTGTTTGGTGTTCATAGTAAATACCACTTTTTTTGAATACCTCAATTAAAAGATTCTTTATAGCTCTTTTATGAAACCATTCCTTCATCACATTCATACCCTCCCTTTAAAACATCCTTACAACTCGAATGAACACATATACAATAAAACCAATGCTACCTATCCGAAGTCCGTGATACAGTCCATCTGATACTAATTTACCTGCTGTAATCCGGTCATTTTGAACCAGATATCTTTCCAATAAAACAGCTCCAATCGTTAGTCCGCCAAGTATGCCAAGTGCTACATAAGTGTGTACAAGGGGTTGTGCCATATGGAAAAACGCTATTGGACTGATTGGCTCAATGCTTAATAATTTTGTTTGCTTCTGCTGCTTTTTAATTGATCCGTACATACAATCACGAAACGGTATGATTTCCTTTTTCCTAAACATAAGACCACTCCTTCACACGAACATTTTAAACATCAAACATACACACTCTAAAACCATCTGAGACGTGCGCTTTAATAGGTCAATTGCATCGAATGGAACATTCGTAATGAATACCGCTAACTCATCCGGTAACTTCCTTATTTCGGCTGCTGTGGTGTCTAAGGGTTTGGTTACATACCAACTCATCCACCTATATAAAAAATCCGTTGTTTCCGATGTACTCATTGCATTTTGATTTAGTGCATCCCATTGACAAACTATCTCATTAGCAGAACTTCCACACCATTCATTTATTTCTTGCATGTTTCTAAACTTAGGCTTCGGAATTTGATTCCACCCCTTTGTTAGATCTTGATTTAAATAAAACTTTATTTTATTTCCGATAACCTCGTATCCATTTTCCATTTCCCTCTCTCCTTTATAAACAAAATTAGAAAACCCGCTATTATTATGTTGCAGGAATCAAAACCGTGGTAATCGAACCTTGATAGGTACATCGGTAATTACTTTGGTAGACTCTATTTGCTTACCATGGTTTCTACTTTTGTAGCGAATTTCTATTTTATTGTGGCTACGCCTGTTCCCTTACCTTTGTAGCTGCTTTGGTAGCGACCTTGATAAAGCATATGGTGTACAGCTTGGACAATTTCTTATTTTTTTGCATGAGTTTAAAAAAGTAAGAAATAGGTCAAGATGTGGATGAGGTGATAAACGTGTTTGGATTGGGGAAAAAACGAACAAAATTTGGTAGCTATCTTGATCGGAATGGAATAGCTCAAATCGAATTAGAAAGAACATCAAAATTAAGTACAGCCACAATTTCTAAGTTGTGTAATGATAAAAAATATAGACCGAAGTTTTCCACGATAATTCAAATTGTTAAAGGCATGAAGAAATTAGGGAAGAATATAGATGAACATGATTTTTGGATGTAAATAAAAAAGGCCGCCCAATAGGACGGCTCTCATTGCTTATTTTTTAATATACTCGTACCACCAGTTTCTTTCATCCATCCAAGCTGTAATCTTATCAAGCTCGCCATTAGGTAGTACTTCAGTTTGTAAGTAAGCTAAACCAGTTAATGGATCAGAGACAACCTTCCCTTTAGTTCCACGCTCATTCATAGCATTTACGACTTCCTGAACCAATGAAATACCAAAACCACCAGATTTAACGTATTGATAGCCACCATTTGAAACTGCTTGTTCTGGTCGTTCTTTTTCTGTAAACCAAGATAAAGGTTTACTTCCAATTAATTCATTCAAATCACATTTGCCGATACCAGGCACATTTCCTGTTTCAGTATATTGCCAAATATCGCATGGATATGCTGGTTTATTACCGCCATATCGTGGAATCCATACAAAATCAGCTTTTACATTCGCCATACCAAAAGGAGCGTACATATGATGGCCAACATATAAACCTACTTTTTTAGCTCCTAATCGGCGCAATTCATCGATAAACGCTTGTGTCCCTGCTCTCATATCATCCATTGTTTTTACTTCTACATCAGCCACCCAGACTGTTGCGCTCTTATCTCCACGGTTCCAGAAGTCACGAGCTTCTATACGCGCATCATTTTCAGAAACAAAACGACAGAATGCATAGTTACCAAAAGGGATACCATGTTGCTTCATAGCTTGTACATAACCTTTATATAAAGGATCTACATAATTCGAACCATCTTGTACACGAGCAATAACAAAATCTAAGTATTGCTTTGCTACAGGCCAATTAATATTACCGTTCCATTTTGAAATATCTACAGTGTAACCCATTATTTATCGTCTCCTTCGCTATTTACATCATGATCAGACCAAATACCTAATGCAATACCAACTGACAGCAAATAAGGTGCTAATTCATCCAAAAAGCTCTTAGCTTCTGGAACACCAAACTTTGTAAACAAAAATCCAAGCAAAGAAAAAACCGCAACCCATGTTTTCCAGTTGCGGAATCGTTTTTTAATATTCTCTTTTGTCATAATTAATTTATCTCCTTTTCTAAAGTGTCAATGCGTTTGTGTGCTTGTTTAGAACTTTCCTCTACTCTTGTAATTCTTTCTCCAAATAAAATCATTTGTTTTTCACTTGCCTTTTGATCAATCCGAATATCATCAACTCCTTTCCTGATATACCCTAATTCTGCTCTCATTTCTGCACTTTCTTGTCCATCAGACTTTACAGACTTTGTTCTATTCAATGAATAGCCCAAATAGCTAACGGCAAGTGATAACACTGCAATAAGTAAACCGATTTCAATTGTCATTTCTTCACTCCTTTTTATGCTGCAAAGCAACTTGGATCCATTCCAAATATCTCAGCAATATCTTCTTCACTTCTGTCTTTCAAATAAGATTCAGTTGTGGAAATATCAGAATGGTTAGCCAGTGATTTTAATTTTTCTAGTGGAACACCTTGTACTTTCAAATTATCTAATCTGCTATGACGGAAACAGTGAGGATTAATTTTAAATTCCTTCCCTTCTTTTTCGTACAGCATCTTAGCAAATATTTTGCACCAATAATTAAATACGCTCTTATTTAACGTTTTTCGTTCACCATTCTTATAAACTCTTACAAACAAATCTGGAATAGCATCTTTACCTCGTTGATTTATATATAAACGAATACATTTCTGTACTCGGGGATTGTAGTATAATCTAAACTTTTTACCGCGCTTCCCTCGGACAACATTTGTATAATATTGTTCTGTCAGTCCTTCTTTTCGAACTTGGTAAACCTCATTTTTTCTAGCTGCACTGTAATAAGAAAGAGCTAAATAAGTTGCTAGCATATATTTCTCTTGTTCAAGTAACTCATCGATTAACCAATTGATTTGATCCTCAGTAATAAATGTAATTTCTCTAATTGGATTCTTAGGTAAACCTCGCACCCTCGAACCTACATTGAATTCATAATTATAGTCATCATCATCTGCGCAAAATTCAAGTGCTGAACGTAAAGCACTCATCAATCCATTTACACGCGCATTAGACATCCCCATATCCTGAAAAGTAATAGATAAATTTCGGATATCCTTTCGGGTTAAATCAATAAGATTTTTATTTTCGAAGTGTTCATGTATTAGAAACAAAATAATTCGTAAATCCCAATGATATTGCTGTAAAGTGCTTGCCGCTTTTCCTTGTGCTTTCTTTTCAATTAGAAAATCTTTGACTAGGTTTTTATTTTCTTGGCTAACATGCTTTTCATAAATTACTTGATCTACTATTCGTTTCACACTGATCATCTCCTCAAAATAAAAAGAGAAGCAAATTAATCAGCTTCTCTCATTCAAATAAACATATTTAATTATTTATTAAATTCATTTAATATTGAATATATCCCTCAAGGAAGGGGGTGTAAAACATGTCAGGTTCTTCAAAACCATCTGGACAACCTATCAAATTACCAGATAGTTCCGTAAAGAGACCAACCTTTGAGGCTCCTACTCCTCCCCCTCGCGATTAAATGGGATTTGTGGGTTTAAATGGTCTAACTCATTCACTATCATTCCAGATTTTACGTCTACATAACTTCGTTTGACTGGATATTGATAATACTCATGAGATTTTTTCCATTGCTCCGATTGGTCTAAAACTAAAGATCGTTCCGTCTCGTAAGGGCGGGACGTCCTTATTACTGCTCCATATATTTTTTCGTCAGGTTTATCTATTTTATACATTTCTACAATTAGAGCCTGCTCTTCCTCTTTTTCTAAACTAATAAAAAATGCATCCCAAACACTGGTTTCTTCTGAAAGTACTGACACCTTACGTTGAACTCTCACTTTATTCACTAATTTTAAAACAACCATATTAAAGTATCTTCCCCACGCATACGCTGTTACAAAACTATAGAATACACTGAATAATACATAAAACAGTAAAAATGAAAGATTCATAGATAAAGCACTTATTTCATTAAGGTTTGTAATATAAATCTTAGGTGACGCAAATATAAAAACAGTTAAGTTATATGTTGCAAGTGTTAATCCTGTAATAGGAACCCATAATAACGCAACAAGCCCCAGCATTTCAGTGGGAGTATGTTTCACAGTTGGATTCAATCCAAATAATTGTAACCAAAAATATGCTAGAATTCCTGGTAAAGAAAATATAATTATTGAAATAAACTGTTCCATCTATTCACCTCATATATTTCATTAACTTCATAAATCGGATATTCTCCTTCTATATTAAAGAAAAGGAGAGATGATGTCTCTCTTTTTCTCATCAAAGCCGTATTTTATACTAAATAAGCCGTTACTACGCTATCCGTAATTAAATCAGCTCTTCCATTGTCAGTTAGGTATTTATCAATACGCTCCTTGTACGCCTTCATTTTGATAATAATAAACGTATACGTAAAAGCTTCATCAATAATACGTTGTGCCATATATTCAGCCATTAGTTACTACCTCCTTCTAGTGTTTCTGGAGTATTAGAAATGATGAGATCATCAATCGCCGATTGCATAAGGATCAAGCGTTTCTTTAACTCTGCTAATTCATCTGGAGTTGGATTTTGTATAATCATTTCATCTATAGCTTGCTGCATTAATTCCTGCTGTTTCTTAATTTTTTCTAATTCAGACGGTTCTTGTGGTTGCGGCTCTTCTATCTTTGGCTCAACCGTTTTCACCCACTTACCTTCCTTGAATACAGGCTCGTAAGCTAACCAAGGACAAACTTCTAAAGTACAATTAGTAGGGATGTCAGGCTCATAACCGACCACAACCTCCTCTTCATATGGTACTTGAATAGTTTCATATTCCACACTACGCATTACACAGTCAGGACATTCGTATTTGCTGATTACTGGTAACTCTTCACCTGTCTTATCGTCAATCTCAGGCTGGTACGTGCCGTCCTCAATAGATTGGTGAAGCGTGCATAACTTTTCTTCTGTAACGACTTTTTTCTGTTCTTCTCGGTAAAACGTTTGTTTCTCGTAGATCGGTTTCTCATCCAAAGGGATAATCTCCGTAAACTTTCCATTCGCATCATAACAATAGCCGTAATATTTAGCCATGTGTTTTCCTCCTTTTTAATCCACTACATAAGTAGCGATAATCCTTACAGGTTTATTCTGTGTAAATGTAGTTACTGTGCCATCCATTCCGATAGATACCGCCAACGATGTAGTACCATCGTTAGATATGGAGGTAAACACTTGCTGATCAGTAGGTCGCATATCTACAGGCAAAGTTGTTAGTGTAGTTCCTTCACCAATCTTGTTAATTTCCATTCTCAAGGTTACAGTATTTCCCCTTCTAATAGCCAAAGCAGGATAGTCTGGGTTAACGTTAGTTGCATCAGCTGTCAAGGTAAGCGTTACTCGTCCGTCTTTGTCTCGCATAGCTACAGGTTTATTTTTATAAGTGAATTTATTAGGACCAACTGTTAGATTAGTATTCTCATCCCACGGACCTTCGCCCCATCCGATATACATTTGGTCTGTACCGATTCCTCTAAACCTACCAAAACCGCCTTTTCGCACGTTGTTCTCATAATAATCAAAACCTCTTGCACTAGCATCAGCCGTAGGCTGATCAACTCTCACGGATTGTGCCCACTCATCCAGATGTAGTTGTGCAGTCCAACCTTCAAGCTTAACCTCACCTGTTACAATACCGCCTGTTTTCTTTAGGAGGTTAGTGTTTCCGTTAACTATAAAGTTATCTGGGCGGAATTCTACCTGTTTAGCCCAATCCCAGTCAGAATTGTCTGCCTTACGTGGAGCAATTACGAAACCATCATTCGCGTCATCCCTACGGAAAGCCCAATCCGGATCGGTTCCAACTCCTTTAAATCGCATAAGAGCACCACTATCAATGATAATTTCACCTGTCATCGTACCGCCTGCTTTAGGTAACGCCGCATCAGCTTTCGCACCTGCTGCAATAATCCCGTTAATATCTACACCTTCAAGTTTCTCCCCTGCTTCAATTGCTTTTTGAATAATTGTAAATTCATTTGTACTTTCAATTGCTTCATCACTTGCCAACGAATCATTTACAACAAAAAAGAACTTTTGTGTATCAAGGATTCTATCCTCTTCCTCAATATGGATCTGTGCAATTACATTACCAACTGAAGTCAAAGTTTGAGTCTTTAATACAATTTGATATTTCCCCTTCATTGCATTAATCGGTTGGCAATCGTTTTGGAATACACGAGTTCCATCCGGTTTTCTAAATGACATCCGCACCGATTTTGCTTGGCTTAAATCAAGCTCCGCACCTTTATTTGTTATTGTTACTAATAATTTAGCGGAGTTTCTATCATTTTGAGAAAAGTGGTTGGAATAAGTTGTTGATGTATCATGTACTAAATCTACGTTAATTTCATAGGTCTTGAATGTCATAAAATCACTCCTTTATGCAAAATAAAAAAGACCCATACTATGGTCTTAGTTTCTAATAATGTTATTTATTTGTGCGAATTCACGCTGCAATAGCTTTCTTACATCCAAACGTGTTGTTCCAAATGTTACTTTTAACTCCCGTTTGTTGTTCTGATACACCTCTTCCACATCTGTAACCCTAGCATCCATTTGAACACCGATTTTATCATCTTCACATGTTACGATATCCCCAAGTGTCCAATCCTTTTCATATTCCATTCCAGGTTTTTCAGTGACATAAGAAACAAATGAAACAATCTTACTAAATTCATTTTCTAATTTTTGTTTCCCACGATCTTTAAGCATCTTTATAATTTCAGATTCAGGTTTCTCTTGCTTATCTTCGGTTTGATTACTTATATCTCGAGCATCGATGAACACTTCTTTACGAGCAAGTCCAGTTGCTGCTTCTGTATACGTCTCAACAATTCGTCTATCCTCACCTTCACCCTGCCCACCAACATACGCTGTGTTTTTATAACTGGATGTATCTTTTTCAAATTCTCTTTCCAAGACATTTTCTAGACTTGTTGAAAAGATAACTGGCGGATATGTCTGTTGATTCCTAGTCAGATTTTTCCCTGCTTGTACATCAAACACAAATTGCCTTGCCTCTTCATCTAAATAAACATCCCAACCTAATCCAGAAGCCAAAGAAATTTCCTTTAGCTGTTCTGCTAAATTTTTAAGACGGCTTTCGACTTGAAGATAATTACCACGTTTCTGGTTTGCTTTTAAAACTAAATTTGGTATCAGTCGAGCGGAATCAGACGGATACACAGCATGTCTATCTACATAATGTTTCATAACCGTTTCAGCCTCAGCGTACCTTCTATCATGAGTTGTATGAGAAGGTGGTATAATAATTCGATTTCTCAATATTGCCTTAATCTGATAGCCCTTAACGGTTCTTATATCATTCTTATCAATATGATAGCTAGTAATAATACCCGCGCGTTTTTCATCAATTAAAATGAAATTGTCGTCAAATAAAGCTATTGCATATTGCGCATCATTCGGAATTTCGAACTCAAACGTCCCAACATCTTCCCAAACTCTCTTAAAAGTCAGCGACTCATAATCATTAATTTCTCCGATTTTTTCTAATTCTGGTGTATATATAATCATGTTTTACCCCCTTACAATCTTGATGGTCTGAAACAAAACTCCGGTATAATTACTGTACTTGTCTCCGAAAAAATACTTGTAAATCGTAAGGATCCGTCTGGATGTAAATATAAGAATTGCGCTTTCCCATCAGAACCCCATGCAAATACCCCCTGAGCTTTTGAGGGCCCAACGGGTAGTTTGCAAATATCTTTATTTGTTCCGTAAACTCCACCGCCACAAGTTCCCTCTACGTGATAGACTCCGTACCCATCTACCCAGTATCTAAGAGGATTTCTGTAGTCACTCACCATCATATCCGACCAATAATTTAAATAATTAGGTACCATTTTTACACCTAATTGTTTTTTTGCATATAAACCTGTTTGCCCTTGTAAATCACAAAAACTACGATCATCTGTGATTTGTGTACTATCTATATAAGCCTTGCCTTTGGTAATTCGAACTTGCGCAATCGGTAATTCATAGATAATCCCACCATTGTTCATGTCATCTTGCTGTAAAGCTGGTGGCACTGGAACATCTGCTATAGCACCTTTTTTTATCATAAGATTAATCGATCTAGTCGCAAGATTTAACTGTAAGATAATCCGATCTATACGATCTAGCGTAGTATGTGCTGGGTCGTGAGTAAAAATCTTTACTCCATCTATAATGTATCCCCTGCCGCATATCACAGCACATCCTTTATTTACAACTACTTTCATTCCGTTAGTCAACGGTCCCATACTCAACTCGTCCATATAGCCTTTTACGACCCCAGTCCCAAAAAACATATCAAATAATTGAGCGAAATCACTAGAATTGTATAATTTATCGTCACCATCAAAGAAAAAAGAACGCTCTCCTGCCATGCGTTCTCACCCCTTTCCTTTATTTTATATTCCTATATATCTTTCTCTGAAACGTATTATAACTGTGGCGCTTTCTCTGCCTGCATTTGCACTATAATCTAGTATATTCAGTCCAATTTGTAATCTAAATTCATTCAATCGTACTCCTGGAGCAATCCAGTTGTATGCGTTTATTCTCGTTCCATCACTTTTTATTAGTTCTACTGTGTTATGCCCATATGTTGTATCAATTTCTAACCTCCATCCTGCTGGAACTTCTCTTTCTACCTTTATAGATTGCATGGTTGTTAAATTTGTAATTACTGGAGTCGTGCAAGGTCCATAAATTGTAATATGCAACGGTGTTTCAACATCTCCATCATTTGTTACAAATTTTTGTTCACCTTTCACCCCAAATTTAACAGTTGGATCAAAAGAAAAAGGAAACCTAAAAGTTGGTTTCCATGAAATCAATGGTATTTCTCTATCCTTTTCATTCTTCCAATATGGATCAGGTGTATTAATATGGAGTAATCCTTGTTGTAAAATTTTATACTGTTCATCTTCCACACGGTACTTCGGTAATGATTCTATAGTAATTTTATTTTGAAAAGTTCCGTGAGGTAAAGTGATGGTTAAAGTAAATGGCTTTAGTTTTGGGTTTAATATCCTATTTAAATGTCTACGGTATCCATAAACATCCGCAAGACTTTCACCCTCAATATAAAATTCTAGTGGATATTGCATCTCTCTCATCGTAACAGCACCTGTTGTAACACCGTCTTGCATATACCCTTGTGTACGAACTATATCTGCTTCACTTCCAGAAAGGTCGATTGAAACTAGTACATATGGTGGGAATGGTCCGAATTCTACTTTTTCACCTAAACGATTTTCAATCACTACACGTTTTCTCACATCGACCCTCCTAACATGAAAGCAATATCATTAATTGCTTTTTTCTGTTGCCTAATCACTTCAGATGTATCTTGATTATAAAAATGATTTACGATTTGTGCCGGCTGCCTTGTTGGTTTATCCTGATTATTGTTGCTCTGTCTATATTGAACAACATTCGGGTTATCGGATAATACTTTTCTCCATCCAGACAGATTACCCAAATCATTGATTGAAAGACCTTCAAAACGCTCCATTTGACGCCCGATTTCCGATACCATCTTGCGCATACTCTCAGGAATGTGTGTTATCCAATCGTTTTGCCAATCTCCATCTTCAAAAATTGCATTAAAATACTTTGTTAGTGGATCATCACCTTTAAAACTAAATATTTCTTCTGGTTTAATAGAACGAATACCATCCATAGCATCCGATACTGTATCTTGCAAAGCATCTCGTACTACAGAATATTGGCTTTTAATTCCCGTAGCAATATCTTGCGCCATACGAACCCCGGCAAACGTCATGCTATTTGAATTACTATTCAATTGTAATTCATTTACAAGGGCCTTATTTGCTTTCAGTGCCAGCGAGCGACTTTCTTTTTCAGCCATTGGAGTCGACTTTTGAATACCCACTGCAAATCCTTCTCCAAACGGTAAACCACCTTTATCTCTTACAAGTCTCGATGGTGAATTTACATTAAGTGTAGCGGTTAATGCATTGAATGCGGCGCTAGCTAATGATGCCGCTTTCGCTCTAACTTGACCAAAAGCTCCATCCATACCATATGCAAATCCTTGTGCGAAAGCTAGTCCCACTGAATTCGCGATAATAGAACCAAGTCCACTTAAACCTCCACCAGCAACATTCGCACCACTTCCTTGTGCTGCCCCACGCTTCGACCCTAAATCATCAACAAACTTATTACCCGCTTTTGAACCGCCACCGCCATCAGTCGCATTACCCAGAGTACCTTCGACACCTTGTTTTACATTTGTGGCTGCACCAACTACACTACTTCTATTTCCGTTAATCATACGTTGCATGATATTAGTTGAGGCCGCGCCACCATTTCCATCTGTTGTGCTCCCTAAAGTCACCTGTACACCTTGTTTTACTCCTGCGGCCGCTCCATTTACACTTCCTTGATTGTTTGCAATCGCATTTCGCATCATAGAAGTGGAATTATTACCACCGTTATTATCTGTTGTACTTCCTAATTGTTGCTCTACACCTTGTTTAATCCCACTTGCTTCTCCAACGATGCCAGGCTTATTTTGAGACATAAATTGTCGCATAAGCAATGTGGACATCGCTCCGCCATTTCCATCTGTGGTTGAACCAAGTGTTTGTTCTACACCTTGCTTAACTTCGCTAGCTGCTTGAACAGGTTGACCGCCATTTTGACGAATACCATCGGCTGTTGTTTGAGATATATTTGCGCCTTGCTGCGTTGTATCAACATTTGTTTTTTGTACAACCATTTGTCTAATAACTTCAAGTGCCTGATCAATATTAAATTGACCATTCTGCATACCTTGAACAAGAGATGAAATTGTTACTTGCCCGTTTGGACCAAGATCATATTTTGTTTTATCTTCAATACTGACACCAAGTTGTTTTAATATATCTTGGATACTAACAAATCCCATTTCCATGCCTGTTTTTAAGGTAGACATGATTTTTGTTCCGTCTTTAGATAAATCAGTGGCCGTTAATTTAGATAAATGCTGTTGGAAGAAAATAAACACAGCGTCAATACCCACTGTGCCTTCTTTTAAACCTTGTACAAATTGTGTTGTCGTCATCTTTCCAAGTGGGCCCAAATCAATCTCTAGATTTTTCTTAAGATCGATATTTAATTTAGCCGCAATATCCGTAACATTTAGTTGCTTTAAACCTTCCGCGAAAGAAGTCATTACTTTAATACCTTCTGCCGTTAATGGCTTACTTCCCATTTCAACACGCATAGTATTAATAAGAGCAATCGCTACATCTTGAATTTTATATTTACCTGTTTTGATTCCTTCCACAAATTCGTCTACTTTTACAACGCCTTTTTCACCTAAATTAACAGCTTTTGTACCGTCTTCTAGTGCATAAGCGATATCACTACCAATTTGTACAGCTTTATCGCGAGTCGATTGAAATAGACTTTCATACACACTATTAGAGTTAGCTATGAGTGATTCTCCATATGTTTTTACTTCGTCAGCACTCTTTTTGCGTAAATCAGATTCTTTAGCTGCTCGATCTTGAAGACGTTTGAAAAGATTTTCGTTTTTACTCTCAATTATTTCAGAGTTCTTAACATACTCCCCAAACCCTCGACCTTGGATTGTAATCCTTTCTTGCTCAGCTTTTGTAATACCAGTTGTTAAATCCATCTCAACGCCTTTAGATTTCAATACTTCTTGCGCTTGTTGAAGTTGTTGTTTATACCCTTCTGTTAAGAGAATGGATTGTTCTGAGTATTTCTTATTAATTTGAGCAATAGCAACTTTTTGTCCTTCTGCATCCGCTATTTTCGTTTTTGCAAACTCGATTTCTTTCTGTCTTGCTTTATCTAAATCATTACTTAAATTCGTGTATTCTTTCCCTAAATCTTTAACTTTATTTTGAATGGTTTCAACAGAAGTATTTTTGTTGAAATTATCCATTGCTTTGCCTATTTTTTGAATCTCATCTACACTCTTAGCTGCTGATTTTCCAACTTCAGCATCAATAGATTTTAAGGCTGCTAAGAATACAGATTTATCCGCTGCACTCATTTTGTAAATCTGTCCATTATACTGTGTAAGTAGGCTTTGGATTTTTTCGTTAGCCTTAATTACAGCTTCTTCTTGTGCGCGGAATACTTCCATTTGATCATTAACGATTTTTTCTTTTGCTCTTAATACAGCTGAATCTGTTTCCCCAGCAAACCAACTATCCAAATGAGCTTGGAACTTACCTTTATCTTTATTAATCGCTTGAATCGCTTCGTCTGCTAATTTACCAAATTCATCATGTGCTCGTTGTACGGCTTCTTTTGCTTTTTCGCCTGTCATAGTTGGTATTTCATCTAGAGTTTTAAAAGCTTTCTCTTTCAGGTTTACATATCCTTCAAGAGCTTTTTTCGTCCCTTCACTTACACCATCACCAAATCTACGACTATCTTCGTCTGCTTTTTGTGCCTTTTTACCAGCTTCCGCAAAGGCAAAACCTAACGCACCAAGTCCAATTACAACCCCACCTATTGTCGCAACAATTGGATTCGCGATAATTGCACCGATACCAAAAGAAAGTAGCCCAAGCGCACTCACAACACCCATAACCGCTGGTGCTAATAATAATACTGTACCGTATACTTTTTTGGAGCTATCATCCAACCCATTAAACCAATCAGCTACACCTTTAATTGATTCTTTTAATTCAGGTATTGCCTGTTTGGCGATATCTAAAATAACTTTACCAAGTGGCTCTAAAGCAATTTGTAGTTCTCTCGTTACGGATTTCCATTGCTTTGCACTTGTATCATAACTGTCAACCATTTTATCCATTGCACCACTATAATTTCCTAAACCAGTTTCCATATTGTTTAGAGATAACATAGTAGTTGCTTCGAGATCTTCCCATTTCGTCCCGAAAAGCGAAACTCCAAGCTGGTTAACTTTGATTTGGTCGTCACTTGTTTTTAATTCATTTAATACGGCATTAAAGACGTCTTTTACTGTACCTTTACCCTTTAAGAACTCTTGCCATACTTTCTGTGTTCCTTTTGACATTTCTCCCATTGCGTCTGAAGTAGATTTTGAACCATCCTTCACACGAATTTGGAACTCTTTCATTACGTCATTCACATAGTCGAGATTGTATGCACCATTTTGACTACCATTAATTAAAATGGTGAACATTTCTTCAGCGCTAAATCCCATTTCGTGGAACAAGGGACCGTATTCACTCAAATTATCAAATAACTCATTAGAATAATTTAATCCTTTGGCGGAACCTTGCGCTAATAAATCAAAAGCTTGTTTACCAGATAAACCAAATCGACCCATTAATTGAGCTGCACCACGAGTTACCTCGTTTACATCAGACTCCATCGTTTCAGCTAAAATTTCACTATCACGGGTTACTTGTTTTAATGTTTCATCATCATTAATATCTTTGATATTACGCTTTACTTTAACTAAAGAATCGCTGACACTAGCTAAATCTTCACCATAACCTTCTCTCCACACTTCTTTTGCTACTGCGCTGACTTTTAAGCTCTCTTCCCTCGTTAATCCTAAACCAGCTTGTACTTTCTTATTTGCTTCTTCAAATTGAGACGCATTAACTACTAATGCTCCGACACCTGCCGCTACACCAACTGCGGCTGCTCCAAATCCTTGACTAATTCTTGAGCCAGTATCTTGCATTGTGTTTCCAACTTCGTTCATGCGTTCTCGCAATCTTCCAGAAACATTACCTAACTGTTCCATTCTTTCTTGTGTATCGCCTAATTCATTCCTATAACGATGTAATGCTGCTGAAGCATTATTAAAAGCTGTATCATTTCGAGAAACTTGAGCCGTTAATCGTTGTAAAGCTTGTGTACCTTGCTTGTATTCTTGTTGCAATTGATTGTATTGAGTTTGTAGGTCTTTTGTTTCTTGCGCATTCTTTCCGTATGCCTGCGTACTTTGCTGTATCTCTCGTTCCAACTGTTGCATAGATGTAGCTAATTGCTCGCATTTTTGGCGCATTTCTTGCTGTTTTTGTTGAGATGTCCTTAAAGCTTGCTCATAATGCTTCATCTTTTGCGTTTGCGCGTCTATTTTTTGATTTAAATGATTTGCTTTATTCTCCAGTTGATCCATCTCAGAACCAACACCACGCAACTGTTCTGAAGTATTTCGGAATTCCGCATCGATTCTTTTCAAACTTCTATTAATGCCTGCGATTCCATTTTCAAACTGATCTGTATCCAACCGGACGCGACCGCCGATTGTATTATCACCTAGTGCCATTCAATTCTCACCTACCTTTATAACCATGCGGGAGCTTGGTTTGCTGTAGTCACTCGATTTACTTTTTCCTTTTTCGCTAAACAGGTAAAGTAAAACGCAATATCCATTTCATTGATTTGATTTTGTGTCATTCCTGCATCCATTAATAAGTTATAAATGTTGATTACGATGTCTTGGTATTTGAATTTCTTTTCTTCGGATTCATTTCTAGTTGTTTCATTAACTTTTTTTTCGCATCATCAATCGTTCCCATTACTTTAAGTGCATCATTTAAACGCCCCATAATTGTTAAACAAATAGAATGAATCGTAAGACTTAAAAACCACACATGAGTGCCATCAACAAACTCCTGTGCCGTAAACTGATTTCCATATATACGGGCTACGAAATGAGCCGCTCTTTCAATTGTTTCTTTTGGTACAAGATCTGCTTGTAATTCATCTGCTAATGTGGAAGCTTCAAAAGTAGCTGATCCAGGAATAAACTGTGGTAAATAATAATCTTTTGTACCTTCTTCGTTTTGTAACGTGATTTTCATAAATAATTTCCTCCTAGAAATAAAATAGGGACAGCGTTAGCCATCCCTGAAAATACTTTTATTAAGCTCCTAATGCTACAGGTGGTGTTGGAACTGCTTTAAACCAGTTCGCTGCAACCGCTGCATCAAAACCAACTTCTTCTTCATCTAATCGGTGTCTCCAATTCCCATCAGCACGTTGGATTGCTTTACCTTTAATTTTTGCACTTTGGAATGTCGGTTTGTCTTCTGCTGTTTTATGCTCATCGCTTGGAAGTTCAAACTTCATTTTGTAATAACATACATATAGGTTTTTTCCGTTATCATATGGTAAACGGTATAGTAAAGCTACATAAGGAGGTACATCGCTTGTATTATCAACAACTTGACCTTTTACAACCTTTTTACCTAGCAACTCCGCATAAACAGATAAAGGTAATGTATCAACTTCTAATTCAATTTCCGTTCCTCCAAATGCACTAGCTGTTGCTGCTGGTCCACCTTCAGCATAAAACGTTACTGATTCTGCTTTAGGAGAAGCCTTTCCACTAACTGTTTTACCGATTCGTTTTGGTGTTCCGTAATTGAATTTACCATCTGGTGTTTCTGTTAAAAGCGCGTAATGCAAATCTCTAAAATCAATTGTCATTGCCATATTTCATTTTCCTCCTTAATTCATGATTTCCGTTACAAAACGAAAACCATATCGATAAATTTTTGTATCCATTTCATAATCTGGATAGGTACTTAAACGCTGAAAAGACAGCTTTTTCATAGCTGCCTGAACTGCGTTTTTTAATTGTGTTTTAATTGGTGACATTGACCAGATATCTACTTGATATATAATCTGTGAAGTTTTTTCCTCATTCTCTGCATATAATCCTGGAGATGTATTTAATTCGGAAAAGGTAATCCATATAGGCGTATTGTCATTACCTTTTACAAATTGATATATGAATTGGCCACCTAGCTCAGAGGTAATGACTGCATCTTTACGTAATATATCGAATACGTCTTTATTAAAATTCCTCATCGCCCTGTAACCCTACGCATAAACTCTCTTTCCATTGCTTTCAACACCTCTTTTTCACTCTGAATCAGTGTTTTTTCTGCAAATCCTTTATGTGGTGGATTAGGATTTTTGCTTGTTCCCCAGTTCTGAAACTTCATGTAGAAGTGGGCCGTTCGATCTGTCTTATCCCATCCTATGTTAATGAAATAAGCTCCGCCTTTTTTAACGATTTTACCTTCTTCGATAGCATTTTTAGCGTGTTTCCCATCCCACCACGGTTGCTTGGGTGTCGGTTTATTTGGTTTAGGTCCCTCTGGAGAGCTAATCTCTAACTTTTGTTTAAATACTCCAGCACCCGCTTTTAATGCTTCTTTTGTGATTTTAGGTACGTCTTGACCTAAATTCTCTAATTCACGAATCCATTCTTCTATTCCAAAGATCTCTAACTCTGCCAATTGGATCGCTCCTCACAGATTAAACACATGTCTTTGTGCTTTTCATCGATATCGATTACTGATTTAATTTCGAATAATTTACCTCGATACCGTACACGCATATCAGAATGAACTCCTTTCCGATATGGAATCGTAAAGTTTATTAACTTAATAACAAACTCTGCATTTCCCTTAAAGATTTCAGAATTAAATCCTGAACCTACAGGAGTTTCAGCCTTTGCCCACGCTTTAGAAAAAACTTCCCAACCTGCCGGGAGTGCGTTTCCTTCCTCGTCTTTTCTTTCGGTTTTATGTTCAATCACAATTCTTTTGTCCCTTTTCCCCGGGTTCATACCGTTTCCTCGCTTAATTGAAGCTGTAATACCATACTTTTAATCGTGTAACGCACTTTTTCATCAGCTTGACCTGAAAGATCACGATTGTCGTACCAATTCGTGACTAAAACCAAAGCAATTTTTTGTGACTGCTTTCGGTTTTCTTCAGTGGCATTATAATGCTTACCCACCGCTTTTTTTACATAAATTTCAGCATTATCGATTAAAAGACCTAAAATATCGTCTTCTTCTGTATCCTCTTCTTCTAATCTCAGCCACTTTTTAGCCAAATTTAAATCTAACAGCATGAAACCCCTCCTTATAAGAGGGGAATAGCCCCTCTACTATTAAACAAACGTGATTTCGCCAGTAACAATCGCTTTTTTATCAACAGCTTTTACATCTAAGCGCTCACGTACCTTCATACCAACTAAATCTTTGCCCCACAGGTCTAATGCTTGCTCTGAGAACTCGATGAATAAAGCCTCTCTATCAAAGATAGTAATAGCCTCTTTAAAATCACCAAAATATAATGGTGTTGTCTTCTTCACCGCATCTGTTTTTAATGTTTTATTACTAACAACACGAATTGGATATTTACCAAATAACAGCTTTTGTGTTGTCATTGTTGGGTTTGGTTGAAGAATATATTTACCATCCGTATCTTTTAATTTATCAAGATAATTAAAAGCATCTTGATTCATGATCGCACTTGATGTTGGCTCAATACCTGGATCAAGCTTCACATTAAAAATATCCTTTAAATCGTCAACTGTTTTAACCGCTACCTTTGTGGCACTGAAATTATCGGTTAAAGCTTTTAAAATTAAAGCATTACGAGTAGCTTTAGATTTTTTAAATGTCCATTTTTTAATGTAAGCTTGAATATTTTCTGCCGTATCTGCAAGTAATTCTTTTGAAAACTTCAAGATACCACCTTTTTTCTTAACGCTATATTGAATATCTTCAAACTTCGGTGCTTCCAACAATGGAAAATCTGCTGCCTCATCCACATTGTCAAACGGGATATATTCTGCCTCTACTTCAATAACTCTAGATCCAGTTAATGTAGAAACAGACTCAACATTTACGTAATTTTCAAGTGCATCTGGACCACTACGACGTAATTCTTTAATAGCTGTACGAATATCTTTTGGTACAGTTAAACCGCCATCAGATGGCACACCTTCAGTCATAGTAGTTGCATTCAATACCTCTTTTTCGTCCTCAGATAGTTTATGTTTTCCTACAGCTGCTTTCATTGCATTAACAAACGCCTCATTAGGCTGTACTGTATTTGCTTGTGGTTGAGGAATTGGGTCATTTGGAATATTATTTACTTCTTCTTCATACAAAGCTGAAGCGATATCGAACTCCTTCTGTAAATCCTTAATTTCATTTGTAAGTTGCTCCGCTTCTTCCAGCTTTTTTTGAGCTAAAAGTTCTCGTGCTGCTGCTTTCTTATTTTGAATCTTAGCTAACAATTCTCTTAATTCTTTTGGCATTTTGCTTCCTCCTTAAAATTGAGCAATAAAAAAAGAGTTAGATCAAATCTATCTCTCTCAGCAATTTATTAATTTTTTCTTGTTCAGCATTTCGAGGTGATTCATTCTTCGGTTCTTTAAAAGCTTTCGGTGTATTCTTATACTCATTAAAGAGATTACTTGTACAAGCTACCGCTGTGTTTTCTGCTACTACTTCAATATTGAAATACTCACTTGCTTTCAGACCATTTAACCACGTCTCATTTTGTACCATTTCTCTTATTTCTTCGATGTCTACGCCTTCTTTTAGATTATCCTTATATACATTGATAATCCCTTCTTCAATTGCGTCTAAATCATCCGCCATTTTTCTAAAATCATTCGCATTACCATATGTGCCATTCCAAGGTTTATGGATCATCAAGTATGCATTCGATGGAACTATCAACTTATCTCCAGCAAATGCAATCACTGAAGCAATCGAACCCCCAAGCCCATCAATGTGAACTGTTTTATAGCCTTCATGACGTTTAATCATATTATAGATGGCCATCCCTGCAAAAACAGATCCTCCACCACTGTTAATATAGATATTTAAGTCTTTCCCTTTAACACCATCGAGGATATTCCTTACATTCTCAGGGTATTGATCTTCATCTTCCCAAGCACCCCACCAAGAAGAGACAATGTCACCATAAAAATAAAGGGATGGTGTATCCTCAGTTTGGTTTTTAATCTGCAACCAATCCACCTTCATCACCTCCTTTCTGAACTGATACTAGTGGAACATAGTTTCCATTACACATTAATTCATCTCCACCTTCTTTACGTGGCAAATCTACAAATTCTCGCGCTTCATTAGGTGTGTAAATGGCGTTGTTCACCCCTTTTGAGAGTCCTTCCATTTGTATCGCAAAATCAGCACGTAAAATGCCATTAACATTAAATTTACAGCAATAACCACTTTGGAATTCATCAGTAAGAAGGAGTTTATAACTCATTTCTTCCTCATAATGTTTCAAAATATATAAAAGGGTATCTACGTAAAATGAACGCTGCTGCGTTTCAACATTTGCATAGTTACCCTTATCATAGTTATTTACTTGTGCCGGCTTAATCCCAAAAGCTCCGGCCACTTGAAGTGCCGTGTACTTATTGATTTCTAAGAATTGAGCATCAGCCATATTCACATTCAACGGTGTAAGTTGAAATCCTAATGGAAGAGGAACTATTCTTCCCGCGTTTTTCAATCCATTACTAAACTCTTCAATCTTTGCTGCCATTTTCCTTGCTTTTTCCTGATCTAAATCACCAGTATACTGTACAACTGCTTTCCCCATTAAACCATTCGAAAAATAGTTACTAAGATACAAAGCCCCACTTTGTATGTTTTCAATTGAGACTTTTAATATATCCTTTACAGCTAAACCGGTAATTCCATCTAACGATAATGATGTTTTAAAATGCATGATCTGATCAAAACGAAATCTATATTGCTTACCGGATTTATTATCTCCCCAGATATACCAAATAGCGTTTTCTTTTTGGAAAGCTCCTGCATTATCAATCCATATTTGCACTTGTTCACTTGGTAAAATCCATAAATCCTTTACTTTCGTCTTATCTGTATTGATATAGACATATGCATTACCATAATGGTTTTTATTCGCTTCAACTGTGGACCAAAAAGTGCTTGATGTCATGTATGGATTAGGTCGCATTTTTAAAAGTGTATATAAACTATGATCTGTCGCCTTCTCAAGTCCTTTGTTTGTATCCTTATACAATTTCAAAGGTAATTTCCCTACACTTTCAGACAGTAACCTCAAACAAGTAAAATAAGTAATCTCACTTAATTTATTTTTATTTACACTTCCAATATCAATGCCTAACATCTTTAAAAACTCGTCTGAGTCTAAGGCTACAGAGTTCTGAACTTTCTTAGGTTTAATTTTGTCGAGCCATTTCCACATGTATTCACCTCCTTTACCAACCCCATGTATTAAGATTCTCATCCGTAACATATTGACTCAGATTTAATCCTACTTCACCTTTCATTGCCATCTTGTGTGCATCGATAACAGCATCAATTGGGTCAATTCTTTTTTCTTTTAAGTGCTTATCAATTTTGATTTCACCGAAACTATTTGATACTGTTTTGGCGTTTGCTACACTCCATGTTAACAATTTATTTTTACGATTGTATTGAACATTCTCCGCTTCAACTTCCAATCTAAAATCAATTGTAGCATCGTTTAAATTCTTCGCGGATTGAACAATCATAATGCTGTTCCAACCAAGCTCTTCAAGATCACTTAAAAAGGCATCTGCATTATGCGGATCGTAGGCTATTACATTTACAATCAAGTCATAATCTTCTACAATCCGTTTTAAATAAGCAATTATATATTTATAATCCGTTTTAATGCCCCCTAGCGTCTCTGTAACGGTTAACAATCCATCTCTAACCCAAATATCATATGGAGCGTTATCCGTCTTTATATGCTCCGCCACACGATTTTTAGGGATAAAACTGTGCGAATGAACAAAGTAATTCTTCTCTTCTTCTTTTAAATATGGGAAGACAGCCCCTAAACTCGTTAAATCACCGCCACTAGATAAATCGAGACCTATATAACACTCTTTCCCTCTAAAATCCTCTAAATCCAAATCTGAAGCGCATTTTTTCCAGTGCTCCATGTTCATATATTGGTTGTCTGTAAATTGCACCCAAATATTTAAATGCTTTGTAAGGAAATTACGAAGTTCACTTCCACCCCTACGTTTTGCTGCGCTTGCCATTGTTTCTAGGGTTTCAATTCCTTCTTCATCTCTTGCTACTAACGGATTTGCCTTTATCCAATTACTTGAATCCCAAATATCATCATCTTTATCCAATTGAGCAATGTATACAAACTGTTTTTCGTCTTCGTATACACCTTCAAGGAGTCTACAACAGTCCTCATATAACTCATAGCAAGGGCTATTTAAATCAAATCCTGCTGTTGTGATAACTGATATTAGGCATTCTTTTAATTTTGTTGTTCCACCCTCCAATAATTTATACATTTGATTTGTAGGGTGTTTATGATATTCGTCCACAATACCAAGATAAGAACGGAATCCATCAATACTTTCCGTATCTCTTCCAAGAGCACGAACAACTCCGTTTGTTACAAGTGCTTCAATGGTATTCTTATATTCTTTCACCTTGAAACATTCACTTAAATCTTCATCGGTTTCAATGAACTTAATCATTTCTTTGAGAACTATATTTGCTTGGTCCTGTTTCGTAGCTGTACAGTATACTTGAGCATAATTATAGCCATCAAAATTACTATAATATGTCCCTAATACACCATTCATCATGGATTTACCATTTTGTCTGCCCACTTGAACATAGCTACTTCTAAATCTACGATAACCCGTTTCTTTATGGACCCAACCATGCAATGATCCGAAAATAAACGCTTGGAATTCCGCTAAGATAAGTGGTGATATCTCTTCACCTTCACCTATCATTAAAGTTTCAGCATACTCAAGTAACCGGTCTGCCTTTTCTTCATCGAAATAATAAACAAACGGCGCTAATTTACTTTTTTCTAAATCATCTAAGTGCCTTTGGCAAGCTAACTTAACGTACTTCCCTGCAATTTCTCGACCTTCTAATACATCAAGAGCATACTGTGTGACTCTATTCATATAACAAACCTACATAAACTTATTAAATTTATTTTTAGGCTTTTCATCGTTTTCTTTTGGAACTACTAATCTACATCTTGATGTAATTGTTAGGCCTAAATCACTGGAAGCTTGTCTACATTGCTTAAAAAGTTTGTCTTGATTTATAAGTAAGTCTGAATAAACATCATTTGATACGGTGTATGTTCTTTCAGATATGATGTTACCTTCCGGATCTTTTTTTACATCCACCACTTCTTCTAACGGACTAAGTTCAAGCATAGCATTTGTAATTTCCACATACATTTTCCTTGCTATTAAAAATCTTGCTAAAGCATCAACATCAAGATTGGACATAATTTCAATCCTGATTAATTCATCAGATATTTTTTTAAAGTCTCTTCTTAAATCTTTCGGCAAATAAGAAGGCGCCCTGATTTTATCACTAGGCGCCTTAATTTCTTTTGATTTACGATTTTCAATTTCTGCTTTTGTTAAATGCTTTTTTCCCTTTAGTACAACTAAATCAACAGGTTCTCTCGGTCTAGCCATTCACCTTCCTCCTTTCGGAATTTTCATTTAGGGAGTTTTCGCGAAAAAAAAGACCACCCGGCGACTCGTCGCCCTCCTTGAAAAGTTTTCAACCTCCCCCTACCCTATCAAGCTTCTTAACTTCTTCTGTATATTGAACTTCTCCGTTCTAACGTCATACAGCTTATGAACTTTCTGGTGGCATTTCTCACATAGCGAAATTAAATTACTTCTTACTAAAGCTAATCGATTATTTTCTTCTAAAGGAATAATATGATGTACTGTGTTCATTGGTTTAACCTTGTTCTCACTCCAACACAGTTGACACAATCCATTGTCTCTATCCTTTATGCCTGCTCTAGTTATCAGCCAAGGCTTTGAGCTATAGAACTTCTGGTTGTCCGTATCTGTTCGCTTCGCCTTGTAATCTCTGTGTCTTTGCTTCCTTCGTTCTTCAGCAATAACAGTACATGCCTCACACATACCTTGTTCCATTGATACAGTCTTACCACATTTGCATATCTTAAGTAACATGTTCTTTCACCTTGGCAAGCAAACCATTATAAGCAAGTTCCTTATATTCATCAAAACCTAATGTTAATGTACCAGTTAATATATTGTTTCTTTTGGTCAATGTATAACTCACAGTAACTACACTCTGTTTGTTATACTGATATCCATTACAATATGTTGTAATGGATTCAAAGGATATGTTACTAATATCAATATCCATTCGCCTTAAACCTCCTCCAAAATAAAAAGCACCCGAATGGATGCTTTAAGATTAATTATTTATTTACATTTTAATTACGGTATGTGAAGTTTTATTCTTCTCTCAGCTAACGAGCACGACAGACACTGACACTATCAGTCCATCTACCTAGGATGTTGTTAGCTCAAAGAAGAGCAAAAGCTCTCCCTAATCGTGGTAGCATTTAATCGTTACCATCTGCTGGTTTCGGATTTTTAATCCTGCCACATATATGAAGCCATTTAGAAATATAAGAACAACATAGTGAGGTGTGTTTTCCGCCACTTCTCACAATACAAATATATCACGTTGATTCCAAAACAACCGGCACATTTCCTGCCAAAAAGCGGTCACGACTCTGCCACTTATTTTATCTTTTCTAACTACCTCTTAGCCTTATTTATTTTTTACTAATGAGTTACCCATATCTTATATTGTGTGTAACTGAGCCATAAGCCACAGCCCTTGCTATCATTGATTTCATTTCACTTTCTCTTTTGAGTTACACAGTACGAAAATTATGAGTAACTGTATAAATTTAAAAAGAAAAAAGCAATGATTAGATTTTAAACCTAGTCATTGCTTTATCCATTGCATCTTGGTTTACACCTATGTAACGTAACGTGACCTTCTCTGATGAGTGATTGAATATCTCCATGAGTAATGCTATGTTTTTCGTTTGCATGTACATATGATACCCGTACGTCTTTCTCAGTGTATGTGTTCCTATTTCATCTAATCCAAACTCTGCCGCTGCCTCACTTAATATCTTATATGCCATACTACGACCAATAGGACGATTCTTACCTTGTCTACTTTGTAACAAATACTCATCATCTTCTCTTTCTTCAATGAACCATTTAAACTCTCTTTTCAATGCTGCAGTGATTTGTATTCGTTTCTGTTTTCCTGTCTTCTTTTCTCTCATAGAGATATGACTACCTTTGACATCTCCTACCTTCAATTTCAAAATGTCCGAGATTCTTAAGCCTGTATTGATTCCCATAATGAAGAGAATGTAATTACGCAAGCTCTTCTCCTTAAAATAATCTTTTAGCTGCTGTATTTGCTCTGGATCACGTATTGGTTGAACGAAATTCATTATTCATTACCTCCCGTTTCTTCTGTCTCGTAAACTTCTAATCCAAGTGCAAAAGCAAGTTTATAAAACGCCTTAGACTTCCAACGTCGATAAGTACGCTCTGACATCCCTATTTCGTTATAAACCATGTAATCACATACATCCTCTTCTTCTAAATAACGTTTATAAATAATATCCCTTTGGATAATTCCTGCACGTCCATTTCCTAATCGATTTAGAAACTGATCAATACGTAATGACATTCTTTCAAGCCACTCTTCTCGTTTGCTTTGTTGAATATTTGCTATAGCAACATCTTCTAATGGCTTACCAACTGTATGTGTAGGACCATGCTCACGTATTTCATAAGAAGGAGTGACTTTCATTTCTTTACGCATCATCCCAAATTGTCTATGTATACGTACGCTTTCCAACACACCTTCTAATTCCTCTTGTGTCGCTGTTCTATCAATTTTTGGTAAGAAAGATAATTGTTTAGTCATGTAAGACCACTCCTTTTTATTTTTGAATTACTTTTGTCTTAAAGCTCCACGTCTACGTTCATAACGCGGACCATGGATTCCCATTAACCCTTCAATATCACGAGTGCTTAACTTCTCTTTTCGTTTCTTTTTAGCTTTCTTTTTCTCTTGATTCGATTGCTTTTTCCACTCACGTAACTGATCCTTTAACCCCTTCATTTCCCCATCTCCCTTTTCAAAATAAAAAGGACACCTATTCGTAAAACAGCCATAATTGCTGCTTTCATGAATTGGTGTCCTCTAGTTTTCTAGCCGGACTATATTCTGTTTGCATTCACTTTAAAATACCAGCTTGTACAAAAATATTTCTCCAAGCTTTATTCACTTGATACTTTTCCACATCTTTTGCACGACGAGCAATTGCTTTTCGAATTTTTCTTTTCTTCAAAGCTTTCATTCTCTCAGCCTCACTTTCTATTTCATTAGTTCTTTGCAACCTTCAAGAAAGTCAATAACTTCCTGAACATGCTCCTTTGTTGCCATACTTTCCAATACGTATCCTGCATCGTTATAAACATTAACCTTATTTCCTGTGAACTCCATTCCACACATTCCATCTGCACCTAATAGCTTTACGTTATCTTCCATTCTTTTAACCTCACTTTCTATCCAAAGGATTATTTTGTTGAGTTTTAGATACTTTCATTGATTTTATCAATAAGCTCATTTAATTCCGATTCTGTTTCCATGTCTGCTGTATTATCAGCGATCTCCTGTAATTTTGTAGATAATGCTAATAAGAAACTAGTTGATGCATGCATTTCTCTCTACCTCCTACATTTTTTTAATTTGTTCATTTGTTTCTTCAATTGACTCCAACCATTGGTTAACAACTTCTTCTTCCGTTGCTCCTGATTTATTAATAACTAAATTTATATGTTCGTCCAGTTTTCTATATAAATCATACTTATCCAT